CCCTATTATCCAAACTTTGGAAATCATTATTATTCACCAACACAGATAACACACTCTTATCAGTCAAACTCTCAACTAGTGCATTCCTTAAAACATTCTCATCAATACCAGATGGAACATTCCTTAGATCCAGATTAAGATTAACATCATTTGTGGTGTGGATTTCCATCTTCTCAATACTCCGGACTTGGGTACTGGTTAGGTCTTCGCCACCATACGCACCACCCAATGGCAGGTCCTCACCACCAAAAGCACCACCAATCACAGGAATACTATTCGCCTTAGCCTTAATCTGATTCACAACCCTTACAATACTATTATAAGCATTAGTGAAAGGCTGAGTCAACTTATTCGTAATCGCACCTATATTGATGCCACCAGTCAACCCATTAGCAGCACTCTTAATATTACCAATTACACGATGAATACTATTATATCCTGCCGTGAATGGTTCAAGTAATATATGAGCAATACTGGATATAGCACCCCTTATCAAACCAGGCAACCGTGCAAACAAGTTACGAATATTAGCAATAACCGTACGGACACGATTACCAGTAGCAACCATAGTGGAAATAAACAACTTAACCACGGTGATAACCAATCGTATTGGAGCAGTTAACAATCTCCAAGAAGTACCAATATTATTAATCATAACCCTTACAATATCAAAATTACTGCTACTGCTCACACCAAAGAACTTAAGCACGGCATTAACCACACTACTAACAACTGGCACAAGCCAATTCCAAGCCGCAGTCAAAGCACTTAAGAAGCTTTGCACATCAGGGTGATTAATGAAAGCATTCCATAATCTTTGAATACCAGCCCATATTGCATCTATCATACTACTTGCATCAGTCCACCATCCAAAGGCTTTACCAATCTCATAAATAAGCACAACGATAGCCGCACCTATAGCTATGAATGGCAACCATGGAGCCAATAAAGCCCATGATGCAGCAATCGCAGGTAACAAACTCGCTTCAAACAAGGTCATCGCTCCTTGAACAGCCATTATTGCAGGAACCAGTAAAGCAAAACCGGCAACAACTGCACCAGCCACACTTATAATTCCACCTAATGGACCATTCATAACTGCACTAATGGTATCTCCAAGCCAGTTCAATACTCGACCGGCAACTTCCAAAGCAGGTACCAATACTGGTAACAACACTTCACCTGCTAATCTTTCAAGTCTTCCTTTCGCGATATCTATTTGAGCTTGCAAACCAGCCCAACTTTTCTTATACTCTTCATTCGCGGTCTGACCTTCATTCATGCTTGCGGCCATACCAAGTGCTGCGGCTCTTTGGTTGGTGTCCATGGTCGCCCATTTGGCATTAACATCATCAATGGTGGCTCCTTGAATGCCAAGTGCATTACCCAACTCTTCAACAGTGATACCTGTATTCGCGAGAGTTCTTTCCATAACACTTGATCGCATCGCCATTCCACTCATCTTGTCAGCCATTGTAGTGATGTCTGTTCCAAGGAGTGTGGCTTGTGCACCGGCTCCTTCCATCATTGACTTGAAACTACCTATATCAGTGATGCCTCTTGCAGTTGCCTTGATAAAGGATTCTCTGATTTCACCACCGGCTCTTCCAGTTTCAGATGATAACTGGCTTACTGCATCTGTCATTGCATTGACATCAATACCTGCTCCTTCTGCTTCCAACCTTGCACGCATCAAGGAGTCCTCGAAGTTACCTGCCTTGTCGGCAACATCCCATAATCCTTCCGCTAGTTGGTTGAATATCTCTGCACCCGCCAAGCCACTAATGATTGAGCTTATCTGTTCAAGTGGGTCTTCGGCGGTACTGGCGGATTCTTGCATCTCATCTAATCCTTGACTGCCTTGTTCTGCTCCGCCTTGTACTGATTCGCCCATGTTCTCGGCGGCACTTGTGACACTCTCAAAGGTATCGGAAGCCTCATCCACTGCACGAAGTATGACTTCTAATTCTTCTTCCATATCTTACCTCTTTTGTTTCTTGAATTTTACTCCGTTCGCTTCGCAAAGGGCAGTTAATTTAAGGTCCACGGTCTCCTTGAAACGTATGTCTTCAGCTGCTCCTATGCTAAAAAAAGTTTGCTGGCATAATGTTTGCATCCAAAATGGTGGAGCCTTTATTATGCCAGCACGGTATTGTTCGTAGAGTATTTTGCCTTCATTACTCTTTGCGAAAGTTTTTAATGATTGTTAAATCGTTATCCGTAATGTTGCTTATGTCGAGTATTGCTTTGAATATCTGTTCCGGCACTCCTGCGGGTAGGTCTTGTATTTGTTCTGGTTTCACGGTTTCGCCATCAATGCTTAAACCATAAGCAACTCCCTTGTATAATGCTTCTGTTTGGTAATGGGTGAATTCCCCTGCATTAATATCCACGTCTGTATTGTTGGTTTCGACTTTTGTCCTTTTGCCTTTGGCTCCCAGTCCTACTTTCATCACGAAACCCTTTTTCTCAATGGTTTGCAACTCGCTTAATTCGCCACTAGTTAATGGTCTAATCTCGATTCCTTCACCATTAACTGTGATTGTTTCGGTTGCTTCTGTGCCAAGGGTTAATTTTTGTAATATTTCAAGGTTACTCATCATTAATCACGCCTATAAAAAAAAGAAAAAAGCCTCCAAAGTGATTAGTTGGAGGCGGTGAGTTCTTCCTGATAATTCATAAGTTTTACATACATATCGGTTTCTACTTCGGTTCCACTTGCTAGTGCGACCTTGGCACTGCCAAGGCTTTCTAGTGTCATTGTCACTTCAACTGTATCTGTTCCACTCATACTGTATTCGACATTCACGGTGCATCTTGGGAATACGATCTTGCAGTTTATGTCGGTGTCTTCGCAGTGTGCGATATTAACTTCAAGTGGCAATTGTAATAATTTACAACTAGATGGTTCTAATGCTCCGACTTCCCCGTACTGAGCATCTAATATTGAACGGACAGTATCGCTAGTCAAAGTAGTGGTAATACTTACTTCGTTTTCTCTTTTACCGGCGACTGCTCTTTTCTGAGGATACCTGCTACCTAATCCGATGCTTGAGTCCACATCATGATTGTTATTGCCCTCGAAACTGAAAGCAGTAGATACACCATCAAGTGGCAAGTTATTCAATTTCAAGCTTACATCGTAGAACATGATGAATATTTGTTCTGCGGTTAACTCATCAGGTCTTGTGAATGTTTCCCCATCGGTTCCTATTATTCCTGCTTTTTCAGTCTTGTAAATCCAGTCTGCACCAACAGTCATGCTCTCATCACTTACTTCAAGGCTCATTCCATCACATAATAAACCATATAAGTATTTTTTGAGCATATCATAGACTGCTATTCCACGGAAAGATTGTAATTCTTTGCCTTCGCCACCATAGAATTCGTGGGTGTGAACATCACCATTACCTGCGGTGTAAACATAATTATCCAAGTATCCACGGAAGTACCATGTCAGTTGTTGCAAATCCGCGTCGGCACTAGTTGAGCCGGTTGGTTTCATTATCCCTGCTCTTGCCCTTTTATTCATACGGGAACCACCGGATTTTGTGATTGGTTCATCGTTTAATTTGAACTCGACTTCTTCGGCTTGGTTCCAGAAGTTAGGGTCGAAAGCAGATTTGGAAACGGTAGTGTCTCCATAAGTTTCTTCCAATTCCAATCCAAATCCTCTATCTACCATGTTATCATTATTCTCCATTCATTATCTTTTTGTAACACATTTTCCAATTGATTATTATATTAACATTCAAGATGACACCAGTTACAGCTACCTTATCCGATTTGTTGGTTACATTCACATAACCAACTGGGCTGTAGGTTTGTAAGGTTATGTTCCTTATTAATCTTTGATTGGGTAGTTCCCTTGCTTGTATTGTTTGCCAATTGTTTAGTATGCTCATTATGACACGATTGGCAATGTTCTGACTCTCAAGGTTGCTGTCTTCAAGGTCTGCTTCATAACATCCACAATCAAACTCAAAAGGCACACTTAATTCCATAGTCTGTGACAGGTCGGCTTGTCGATTCGCAGTGGCTGGGTGTTGTGTAACCCATATGATTGGCTCTTCAAGGTGTGATTCATTATAATAACTATTGATTATGGTTTCAACATCCTCAAGTAACCCACCATCCTTGTTCTCTGCTTCCAAACAACCAACAATGACCTTATACAGTTTCTCCATACCAGTAACTATCCCAACAGTCATAGTTTAACCACTCTCCTCTAAAGCTCTTAAGAAGTAGCCTGGTGCCAATGGTGATAATTCATCAAGACTTTGTTGTACGAATTGTTTGGCTCGTATTCCGGGGTGGTGTACTGTCTTGACTGGATGGTCTAATCCTTCCCAGAACAAGTAACCATTCGGTTTTCTGCTTTGTATCATATAGGGTGGTGTTCCCTGGTCTTGGTAGATCGCATACTCTGCTGGTGATTTGATGGTTGCTTGTTCTTCGTCTATGGATTCTATGAACCATTGTTTTAGTAATCCATGGTCTACTGGTGAATTCTCCATAAGGAACCTTACAAGTGTCTGTGCAGACTCATTCAAACCACGAGCCTTAGCCTGTTCCCAACGACCAGGTAACTTACCAATGCCACTAGTGTCAATCTCCAGTGTTAGTTCCATAAGTCTTCACCTGTGATTGCTAGTATGCCTATGGCATCTGGTTCATTGGTTGAGTCTTTGACGAATGGTGCCAAGTCTGCTTTGAGGTCATCCGTGAAAATATCACTGCTTAATCCTTGTATTGTCCAATCGTTGACCTTGATTATTGGGTTATCTCTTTTTTGGATTGCGAGGCTAACCATGTTTGATGTTAGTCTTAGGCAGACATTACGCATCGCATCAGATACATCATCATCATCGATACTCTTGATATGGCAATATGTTTTAATCAAAGACTCGGCTTGTAATATCCAACTTGTTATGATACTGTTTAATGTGGTGGTGTCATCTTTTGCTAGATTCAAGTGTTGTGGTTTCAAACCGTGAAAATGTATTACATCATCTACACTAATCCACATAATAATCGTTTAAAAAAAAATTTACAGGTGGAACTTTTATGGTAGTTCCCCTGTACGAATGTATTCATATAAAAGTTTACGATTACGTCTTACGTTTATCGGTAATTCATCGAAAGGCACCAACTCCACCTCCTTCTTGTTAGATTTAGATTTGGTGCTTTTCTTGGCAGTCTGTTTCTTCTCTGCCATACTTTATCACCCTTATTCTTCGCCGCCTTCTTCTGCTTTCTCTTCTAAGGCTTCAACTCTTTCTTCTAACTCTTTAATTTTCTTCTTAAGTTTCATAGACATAACTATCACCTAATATTAAAAAGAAAAAAAATAGAAAAATGGTTTTTAGATTAATGCTGCTGCTTGTGCTGCGGTCATGTCCGCGACAACGATAGCATCAGTCCATTGGAGACTTGCATCGCATCTGATACGGTAGTAGTATTCAGTTTTTTCTTCAGCAACAACTCTGCTTGGCTCAATTGAAAGGTCTTTCCAGACGCCGTACCAAAGGAACTCAGGCACAGTGAGGATACAACCAGCTACTTTACCGTAGGATGTTCTACCATCTGCAGCATCAAGGACTGGTGCATATTTAACTGGAATACCTTTGAATTTCAATTCATCAGCATTCAAGAGTGAACTGTCACCTAATCCGGTTTCACGATCAATAAGGTAATTTCTGTATGCTTCGTAAACTTCAAACGGTACATAGAAGACTAAATCCTTCATGAGATTTGCTTGTCTGTATGCAGCAGGTAATTTGTAGATTGCTTGGTTGAATAAGTCAACTACTCCGTTGGTGGTTACATCATAGTCGGTTCCTTGTACGATGTGGTTGGTTGCTCTTTTTAACCATCCATTAGTAACACCGAATAAGCCGGTCTTGGTGGTGTCACCGTAGACTGCTAATGCTTCTAAGTCGATACCAACTGCTTCACCCATCATAGATAATAAGGTCTGTTCGAATGCTGCTTGTTCAATGTTGTCCTCTTTATCATCATCGAGTAAGGATGTTTTTGCTTTTAATTTTTTAGCATTTAATTCTGCTTTACCGAAACCAATGGTTGCTTCGGTTAATTGGTCCTGAGTGTCGCCGTTAGAATCGTAACCGTTTTGTAATACTCTACCAACAACTTTGGTGGAGGATACCACTTGTGATGTACTGTTCATCCTTCTGAATGATGCATCTGCAAGGATGGTTTGGTTAATAGTTGCAGCTCTCATGAATTGAGCGAACTGCTCATCATTGAGTAATGCTTTTGCATTATTCATATCAGTTCTCATACCCTTAAATACTTCTTTCTCTTGTTCGTTTACAATTTGGGATAAAATATGTTCATTCACCATAAAAATCAATCCTCACTAATTTTAGTGTCTTCTTGTTCCATCGGCATTTCTGCCCATAATCTTATAAATATTAATAGTTTCAGTTTTTTCAGCGATGTTGTCGTGTACTGGTTCTGCTTTGGATTCTCCTTTCTCTGCTTTCTCTGGTTCTTCCTCAACAGTCTTCTCTTCCTCTTCTTTTTCTTCTTTTTCTTCGACAACTGCTTCTTCTTCTTTTTCTTCTGCTTCTTCAACAATAGCCTCAGCTTCTTCTTCCACGACTGCATCATTAGCAGGTTCAATGCTTGCCTTCTCAGCAACCTCATCTACTGGAGTTAAAGCTTCAGTTAAAGTTTGTTTGAACTCTTCCTGCATGGATTTAAGGGACTCTTCAAAAGTGGTTCTCATCTCTTCGATTTGTCCTTTTAATTCGGACACTTCGGATTTCAATGCAACTACTTCTGCTTCCTCGGACATTCCCATAGCAGTAAGAATTTTGCTTTTTAAACTTACTTCTTCTTGGTTTTCCATAGTATCACTTAGTTTACAGAATTTACTTTCGTGTAAGCAAGGTTGCCTTGTCAAGCTTACACTTAATACTACTGGGTCTGGCACATCTTTTATCAGACTGTTGCCCATACTGCTTATTTGGTTTTTACAACTGCACTCATCCTCCTTACCGGCCTTCAATGCTGCTAAATACTTATCTGCACTAGCACGTGGCAATATGGATGGTGAGTAGCCAGTATAATAACCCTTCATTGCCTCGGAGATAGCCTCGTCATCGGTAATATGAGTAGTCAACAACCAAGTACCACTTGGGTACATAGTCTCTGTGCCATCAAATGTTGTGAAAGTAGTATCATGATCTAAAAGTATTGATTCGTGTGGTTCTCCTATTTTTCTGCCATCACGGGTTAAACCGTGTTCGTGGTCTACGAATCCGTATCGTTCGTAACTTTCTTTGAATGCTTTGATTTGCTCTTCTGTCAATGGTGTTTCGCCATTGTGGTAATCGCAATCTCTTGCATTCGGAATCAATACGGGTGCTGTCAAATAGATAGTACCATCATCATTTGTTTTTATGAATTTCATAAGCATCATTTGATCTTTATAAGGTCATTCTCTGTGAATTGTTGTTGTGGTGGTGCAGTATACCCATAAGGGAGTACAAATGGTGCATTACTGCATCTGCAATTAATCCATTCTTCTATTGGTCCATCAGTATCTCCTGGAAACCTTAAACCATTACTGTAAGTATCGCCTAATCGTATTATCTCGCCATTGATTTCAAGATGTGATTCTCTGGTTCTCTCATCATCAGCTGCTATCCACATTGTATACTCTACACCATATTCATTGTAGGTGTCCATTACTGCGGTGTTATGACTGTTGTGGATTTCGGTTCGTGCTATCCTTTGTGCTTCCCATGTCTGCAACTGGTCAAACCTTTTCACTAATAAGTTACTGACATAATTGATTCCTTTACCACTTTGATAACCCTCGGTTAGTAATGTTTTAATAGATGTATCTACTCGGTTTAGTGTGGCTTGACTGGCAAGGAACACTCGTTCCAGTAGGTCTTCTTCGGCTCCTCTCAATGTAGCGAATAGGTCAAATCGCTTGTTTAACCTTGGCTTAACTGCTTTAAATGAATAATTCTTATTTGCTAGTTTGACTAATCTTTCTGCTTCCTGTATTCCAAGCCGGTACTCTCTCCGATTATACTTCTGCAGGATTAAGTAGTATTCGGCTTGAGCTTCCATTATTGGTTTACTGATTAAATTGATTTGACCTTGTAACAAGTGGTCAGACCAATACTCTTCAAGATTGGATTGTACCTGTTTGCCAAGACGGTCAAAGAACCTTGCCAATTCTCTCTCGAGTTGTCTTTCATTATTCCTTGAACGAGCATTACTCACTTGGCTCTGTAATATCTGCTTCTTCGCCTTCAATGCTTTCATTTAGGTTACCTTCCAAACTTGCCAATATACTATCCACTTCAAGGTAAGGATTATTCTCAGTATTATTCCACACTTGCTCCAAAGGAACATTATTCAAATATCTCGCATTGAGATAGTAATCATTCTCATCCACAGTATCCAATCCGAACTTGCTGCCGAAGTTATCAATAAGGTCTTTAATTGTCATAGCACCACGAGCGAACAGGAAGTCGGCTAATGCCAAGTCTTTAGCATAATCGATAGGTGCAACATCTTCAATACAGAACCGCCAAGTGTTGACCTCTAACTCCTTCGCTATCAAATTAATCAAAGCTTCGCACTCTGCCTTAATCGGTGCAATAGTACCATACTTATAGGAAGCCATTGTATTATCGGAGTTGCCACCATTCAAACTGCCAGCATCATAAACGCCAAGCCTTGAAGGGTCTACATGATGACTATGGATTACTTCATCCCTTGTGTCCTTTCGGTACATACGGAAGTGTCCTTCCTCGGTCTGAACGGATAATGGAGTAATTTTCAAGTCAACATTACCTTCTTCTCCTTCTGATGGAATGGTGATACAGATAGCACTGTGTGGGTTCTTGATGACTTCCCTTATCTGTTGAGATATACGGTATCTTAAAGTTTGAGTAATGTCATAATCCTCATCGGTTGGATCTACATCATAATCTGCGAAGTCGCCTGTTACTGTCACGGCGAACTTGGGCATTCCATAATTCTCAAAGAAACTGTAATTGTAACGGACTGCACTTATGTCACCTTTGATTGAGCCCAGGCAACTTATGATTGGTGGTCTTCCATAGTAATCTGTTCCAGGAGCATACTCCATACTCCATAATAATTCGTTGGCTCTTTGATGTGGTGGTAGACTGTTGTATGGTTTGAATTCACCAGTATCCGCATCAACATCACATAGTTCGCCTTGTTCGTTGTAGTTTTTGCCGTAGATTACGAACCATACTTTCTTGCCACGACTGTTTATATGGATTACTCTTTTTTGGTCGGTGTGTCTGCGGAGTGTATGTGCTGGTATGTGTTTGAGTCTTTTGATTGGTGATTTACTGGTGGTGTCTCTTATTATCTCGATTGCACCGTAACCAATACTACGGCGGTCATATACCATTCTTTGCAATTGAGTGTTAATACTTGGAGTGGAATTGTTTAATACTTCTTCGAGCCTTGCTTTCTCTGCATCAATTGGCTCTACTCCTTCAACTGGTTTCAAACTGTAATTAATACCTGTACTGTCAACGGCTACTGCCTCGACACATGATGCGTGGTATGTATATAAGTCTAACAATTGTACCAAATAGTATGGATTGTATTTAGGGTCTAGGATATTATTGCCCTTCAACAGTTCCTCTGATGGAGTATACTTACTGCCACTTTGCGGGTCTACTTGTGCCTTCAAAGCAAACTTGTTCAACTCCAACTGGTCAATCAATTGGTAATTATCATCTTTAACTGTAACTATGAATGAATCTGAATGTCTTGTCATAATGAATCACACGTTTATCTTTCTTCTTTTGTGGAGCCAATGCTTAGCACTACCAGTAGCAGTATCCACAATATCGTCTTCTCCTCCATCTGCTCCAGTAAATGAGACTAATTGGTCGATGAGTTTCATATTCCAATCTGCCTTAACGAAATAAACCTTGCCGTCTTCGCTTAATGCTTCAAGGTCGAAGCTTCTTATGTTCTTTGCCATTCTTACCTTGTCGCTTCGTATGTGGTATCGTTTGAGTTCCTTGTCTCTTCGGAAAGCATTGATTAATAGTTTACTGCCTGCTCCTGGTTCTTGTTCTATCTTGATGAGTACATTCTTGCCATCCTGTTTGGCAGTTCTCTTGAATACCTTTAAGGTTTCACTACTACTGAACTTACCAGCCACTAAGTCAATAAAGTAAAGGTTCTCTCCATCGTAACCAGTAAGTAATCCACTTGTGCCGTCTCCTTCTTTACCACTTGCAGCGAAATCCCAGTATCTCATCATTGGTAAGTCTGTTGGTAGGTCTTTCTTATCAATTAGGTTGTAAATGCGATTGGTGGTCTCATCCATAAACCAAGACCGCTTAAAGATATTACCATCCCTTTCGATAGGTTGGCCTTGATAAATAGCATTAAAAAGATAGGAACCCATACTTTGTTTTTCGGCCATTAACCACTCATAACTCCGTTGCTCCTCCCAAAGAACCTCACCTATCTTACGGCCAAGTAAATCGTTAGGGCTATCGCATATGGCAGGAATATTAAGGTCAAGCCAAACATTAGGGTCAATAGTACCACC